ATTGTTAATAGACCAGTTAAATTTATTTACAATGGAACTACAGCCTATCTTATAGTAGGTCCAGGAACAACTCCATACCTAGCAGCTATAGACTTTTCTGCTAGTACAGGTTTTGGAACTAAGCTTGCCGATCCAGCAACTGCATTTTGTGGCATACCATATGTGTTAGCAACAGCAGATGCTAACCAGACTATTTTTGTAAAAACTTCAGGTAACGCACCTGTTGCTGCAGCTTATAGATTTACTAATGCATGGGGGACTAAATACGCTGATCCTACTGTTGCATTTAGTACTTCCACTACCGATGCTTCTATTTGTTTTATAGAGACCCCTTAATTAGGAGAATGAAATGGCTTATGATACATTAGATGAAAATGAAATGAAAATAGAAATTGCTCGTGCTATCATGTCAAGAGAGAAAGAACTATTCTCATATAATTTCAATATTAACAACTATAATACAATGTTAATAGCTTTACCGTCAGAAGATTGGCCTGAACATATTGCTATGTATAGAGGAGCTCCTGCTGAAGCTTTGCCGGATTCATTAACAATTGAAGATGTAGAGCTAATCAACGATTACAATTATCGAGATCGTATTCGTTACCTTATCAGAACAGAGACAATTGAACGAAACAAATCTCAGCGCGTTCTCGATGCTCTTAAACAACAAATTACACCAGAAGAGCTAACAACTCTTGTAGCACAGATAAAGGGAGCTGTATAATGGAACTAATTAAAGAACAACTAGAAGAAGAATTTCCAAACGCTCGCGATGATGTATTAGAAGCATTATGCGGAAGTATTGACATTCTTATAAATGATTATGAGATTAACACCCCGCTCCGTATGGCTCACTTTCTCGCTCAGACTTCACACGAGTCAGGTGGCTTTAGACTTCTTGAAGAAAACCTAAACTACTCTGCTGATGGTCTTAACAAGATCTTTCCAAAGTACTTTAAGAACGCAGGTCGTGATGCTCAAGCGTATCACCGTCAGCCTGAAAAGATTGCAAACGTAGTCTACTCAGGTCGTATGGGTAATGGCCCAGAATCTTCTGGTGATGGTTGGAAGTTCCGTGGCCGTGGTTTGATTCAGCTAACTGGTCGTTCTAACTACACAAGCTTTGCTGAGACACTTGAAATGTCTCTAGACGAAGCAGTAGAATACCTTAAGACACCAGAAGGTGCTATTGAATCAGCAGCATGGTTCTGGGCAAACAATGGATGCAATGAGCTAGCAGATACAGATGATGTTGCAAAAGTAACAAAGCGTGTCAATGGCGGCACTATTGGTCTTGCTGATCGTGAGCACCACGTAGAAGTATTCAAAGAGCTTCTTGGGGCATAATGCCAGGCGTTCATAGACATGGTGATAATAGGTCCTGTGGCGCAACAACAACCGTCACAGGACAATCTACTGTATTTGTAGAGGGAAAATTATTCTCTGTAAATGGTGATCCAAATACACATGGAAGCGGAGCTCTAATAGCTTCAGGAACCACGGTGTCTGTTAACGAAAAGCCAGTAATAATTATTGGAGACAATGCTTCTACAGATTCACTTGCACATACAAATCCTTCAGCAGCAACCGGAAGTGGCACGGTAAGCGCTTACTGATAAATACTCCGTATATGGAGGAATAAATGGCTACACCTAGATCTAGAGCTGAGTTTAAAGAGTACTGCCTCAGAAAGCTTGGCAAACCAGTCCTTGAAATCAACGTTGATGACGATCAGGTAGAAGATCGCATTGATGAAGCTTTGAAGTATTACTACGACTATCACTTTGATGGCTCTTCAAAGCAGTACTATCGTCACGTCTTCCAGGCTAGCGACAAGCCTGATGTTCTTAAAGAAGTGATTGTAGTTGATGGTGGAACGGCTTACTCCAATACAGATACAGTAACTGTAACAGCTGCTTCAGGTGATACTGAAGGAAGTGGCGCCACTGCAACTTTAACAACGTATGCCAATGGCACTATTCAATCTATAAATGTTACAGCAATTGGTTCAAAGTATAGACTAGATCCAGTAATTACAATTAATACATCTACAGGATCAGGTGCAGACCTTAGAGCATTTAAGGGTGGCTACATTTCTATGCCAGAAAATATCATGGGTGTAGTAAACATCTTTGATATTGGTGACTATATTGCAACAAACAATATCTTTAACATTCGCTACCAGATTGCATTAAATGATCTCTATACATTGACTTATCAGTCAATGGTTCCTTACTACATGGCATTCCAGCATCTTCAGCTTCTTGAACAGCTTCTTGTTGGTAAGCAGCCAATTAGATATAACAGACATACAAATCGTTTATACATTGACGTCAACTGGGAAAAGGTTGTTACAGGTCAGTATCTTGTAGTAGAAGCATATGAAATTGTAGATCCAAATATTCATAAGGATGTATGGAACGATCGTTGGCTACAAAGATATACAACAGAGCTTATTAAAAAGCAATGGGGACAAAACCTATCTAAATTCTCTGGTATTCAATTGCCTGGTGGTGTCACATTTAATGGTGATAAGATCCTTCAGGATGCTCATGATGCAATTGAAAAGCTAGAAGAAGAGATGCAAGTATCCTACTCACTTCCTTCATACGACATGATAGGATAACATGGCTACCAATTTTTACTTCAACAACTTTGGTGCTTCACAAGAGCAGCTTCTAATAGAAAACCTGATCATTGAATCCATCAAGATGTATGGTCACGATGTTTTCTATGTACCTAGAACTGTAGTAAACAGAGATAGTGTTTTTAGAGAAGCTGACTACTCAAAGTTTGAATCATCATACATGATAGAAATGTATATCCGCAACATTGACGGCTTTGCTGGCGATGGTGAGTTTCTATCAAAGTTTGGTGTTGAAGTAAGAGATCAAATGACATTCACTGTAGCGCAGAGAGTATTTGAGGAAGAAGTAGGTGGATTAATTTCTGCCGCTCGTCCAAGAGAAGGCGATTTAATATTTTTTCCTCTTACGAGTTCGTTATTCCAGATTAAATTTGTTAACGTAAAGCCAGTGTTCT